AAACGGAAAGTATCCTTGCCAACCATCTACTGCTACTGCAAATCCTACAATCTCTCCTTTACCCAAAGCCCAACCAGCTCCAAGCTTTTCATTAATACCATCATCTCTAGTCTCAAGGTCAATTGCTATCTCAGTTGCACCAGATAAATCTTTATACTCTGATGGTGTATTCCACATTGATTTCTTAAATGTTAATGTAAGTTGTAGTCCGTTCATTTTCTTTTCCATTTCTTATCGTATGATATTGTCTGTAAATGTTGTTTCTCTAATTCACAGTAATGAATAATTTTATTTATATCTTCGATTGTTTTACCTTTAAATAAATATCTACATACATACTTAATTACATTTGCTTGAAAAGGATTAAGACCATTCTTTCTTATAAAAGTCCATGGTTGAATAATAAACGATTGGTAGTGAGATCCTCCAATTTGTTTTTCATCAGCATCTTTAGCTTCATCAAACATTCCTTTATTTGTCATTTTTCTCCTGGACATAAATTAAATAATCTGACCCAATTGGGTAGTTAAACTTATAGTCTGTTCTTAATAAATGTAAAGTTTTTCTTGCTCTTGTTGCACCGGTATACCAAACCTTACGTTCATCACTTTTTTCTTGTTTGTTTTTATTTGCATAGTCAGATGGATAGTTACCTTTACTATAAAGTACAACATGATTTGCTTCACCACCTTTTACACTATGTATTGTATCTATTGTTATTAATGGATCTTTATCTAATTCTTTTTGTCCATACCTTCTTAACAATCTTATAAAGTGTCTTACTTGTTTAGGTTTAAAGTTTCTTCTTAATATCCAATACCACGGTTTATTTTTTTGTGTATCCTCTAATGCTAAACCACACCACTCTTTTAAAGTTTGAAAATCATAATCTCTTAAGTCTGGTTCATTCCTCCAGAACTTATCTAATCTAAATGCAGGGTCATCAAGTTCTCTTATATACTTAACCATGTTACGTGCTGCTCTCTTATCTATTTTTTTATTCATACTAATAGTTGTCCAAGCCTTAATAGCTTCCCATTGTTTCTGATCAAAACATTTGGTGCCCTTGTTGTCTTTGTAATATAGACCTGCATCCTTAGCTAACATCCTAAGTTCATTTACAGTTTCATTGATACGACCTAAGATATACCAATCTTCTTTTAATGATTCAAAAGGAATTTCTTTGAATGATAAGTAACTCTTAACAGATCCTTTAGATTCTCCTGGTTGATATTCTTTCTCTTCACTATCTCTTATCCCTCTTCTAATTACTTGAGAGAACCTATGAATTGCTTCTCCAAACCTTTGAGTCTTTCTTAGTTTTACTTTTCGACCTGGAAAGAACTTAGTAAAATATTTTGGATCAGCTCCATTCCATTTGTATATAGCTTGATCATCATCTCCTGCTAAATATATTCTATCTACCTTAGGTGCCATCTTATATAACACTGACCATTGTAACGGGGTACAGTCCTGTGCTTCATCTAATATTAAAACTTTAAGTGGTGGAAAGTCTACTTCTGTTATTGCTCTTTGGATCATATCATCAAAGTCTATGAATGATCTTTCTCCTCCTCCTGTCTTATAGTGTTCATAGGTATCAATCTTTCTTCTGAATACTGTAAGTGAATCTCTTTTATAACTCTCCATCTTGTAGGCTTCCTCTGGATCTATTAATAAATTTCTAGCTTTACTGTAGACTCCTAAAGACCAATCCTTATACATGAAATTATCATCTGCTAATCTTTTATCTGAAGACTTAATTACTTTAGTCTGTAATGCAAAATCAATTGTACAATCTTTAGGATCAAATACTTCTTCTGGAAAGTACCTACGACAATAGGTATGTAATGTTTTAAACCTTGAAAAGTCTTCTGTAGAATAATTTGGAAAAGACTCCATGGCTCTTTTAACTGCAGTGTTAACAGCTTTGTTAGTAAATGATAAGTATGCAATATCATTTGGCCTAATACCTTTTCTTAAATAACTTTTAAGTACCTTCTCAATCAGTGTGTATGTTTTACCTGTACCTGGAGGACCAAAGATCTTTACTGTTTTATGGTAAAGATCCTTAAGTATTTTAAGTTCTAAACTTTCCTGTGTGGAATTCGTCATCCATCTCCGATACAGTTTTAGTTGTTTCTTTTTTATCTGCTACTTTATAATCAACAAACTTAGGCATCATAACTGACCATACATTCTTAACACCTTCATGATAATCAAGTCTATCACAATTAAGAAGATTCAATGCTTCACTAGCACTCTTAAATGTTTTATCACTACCTAAGAATTTTTCAAAAGTAATTTTTTTGAAATAACAAATGTTTGATGATGAGTCTAGTATAACATAATTATCTTTTAGTTTCTCAAAGTCATCTTCTTCTATATGTGACTCAAAGAATTTTTTAAGAAAATTATATTTCTCTTCATCCAATGTATCCTTAAATTTCATACTTGCATTCTCTACTGCTTTCCTAACTAAGGTAGCCATAAGCATTTCAAATGGAGATGGTCCCGACTTAGGTTTAGGTAGTGTCATCCAATAGATACCATATCTTAGTAGCTTAACTCTAAAAGATTTTTCATCTTTCATATCTTCTGGATTAATTATTATTTTTTCATCTTGAAACTTAAATGTATATTCAATTGACTTAGTGGATCTAATAAACTCTACATCTTCAAAGTCATCAATCATGTCTGGTACTTGTGAACCAATACCAAGCTTTCTTAACTTACATAGATCCTTATTACATAGTGGTGCAATTGCATTTGTTTTAGGTGGGCACTTATAAGCATAATCTTTTTTAGATATAGACTTAGCTAGTGTCTCTACTTCTTTTGGATCTAATGGTGTTGTAAATATTTCATAGTTTCTTTTCTGTAAAATATTTTGTATCTCATTTGCGTTTAAGCTGCCATCGGCTTTCTTCATTTCAAGAACACCAACATTAAATAACAATTCGTTACGGTGGTTTCCCTCCCATTTTTCTGAAATCATTTTCTGAACACAAGGAGGATAATGTTTCCAATCACTCTCTGGTTCATACTCTTTAACTTTAATATTATTTAACTGCTCTAAGGTAACAGTTTTTTTAGTTATCATTTCTAAAAAATTATTTATCATTACTGGAGTATTGTTATCGTTGTAAGCAAACTCAGTAGTTTGATCCATGTTGAAGTAAGGCATGTTCAAACATTTATTCATTGGAAATACTTCCTCAGAGTAGAAGAAAGTTTTATTCCAATCATTAAGAACTTTAAGAACTTCTTTAATAGGGTACCAATCATTTAAAAATAAAAATAAATGTAGCCCACCAGATTTAGATCTTACTGCTATTAATGGTAGTTGGTTGTCTCTTATGATATCTACAATTTTCTTTTCTGAAAATGTAGTATAGTTACGAGGATCAATATCAATACATCCCCATTTACACACGTCACCGTTCTCAGGTTTAATCCCAATCCGTGTCTCTCCTTTTAAATGTTTCTTCCATAGTTCAAGGGTAACAGGTTCGTGGACCGTGAGTACTTTAACCTGTTTCTTTCCCCGTTCATCTACTTCCCCTGTAAGAGAAGTAGTGATGAACAGTTCAGAATTACCCTCAAATATCTTTAAGAGTTTTTGCTCCATGGTTAATTAAAATGGAGTTGCTTCTTTAGGTGCGTTTCCTTGTGATTGATTCTCCTGGGAGAAGTCAACCTTACCAAAGATATCACTCTTCATTGCACTCTTATAAAATCCTTGAGTAGCCTCTAATACTTTTAAATGATCAGTTGCGTTCAAGAATGAATTAAATTCTATCACCCATCCATACCATGAGTTTTTAGAATTAGATTCTTTAGTCGTACTCAATTTATAAGTCGTAGACCAAGACGGTGGATTGTACATACCGTTCTTACCCTGCGCTCTTCTAGATTGAATCATAGAGTTCCAAGTTTTGGATTTCTTTTTTTGAGTTGACTTTAAAGGTATTAAGGCTTGTTCAATTGGATTTAAATCTTTATCCAATATGTAAACAAAATGATTACCCGTATCCTCGATATAATTACCATTAGGCAATCTATCCTTATTATCTGCAGACCTTGTAGTCTCAGACATAATTGCAGGATCCGTGTGTATTGCTACAGGTCTTCCTAAACCTTCACCTTTGTCCTTCCACTCATTAAATGTGTTTATGTAAAGACATGGTGCTACTATCAGACCTTCTTTACCTTTCCACACAGTACCAGATGTTTCACTCCATATATCACCCTGTCTAGCAGACTCGACAAATTTACCATCTGTCTCATCCAACACAGGAGAGTTAGCATAAAGTATTTTTAACATTGGAAGTTTTTGATCTCGAGCTGTTGTAAACTCTTGACCTTGTCCCGCCATACCTTCTAAATCAAATGTAGCAGGTAGGTTTTCTTTTTTAGTCGCTATCGCTTTTTCTTGTTGCTTTTCTATCATGTTTACTCCTTCGTGGTTATTTTAGTTTTATTTGCAACGTAGGTTCCAAACAATTCTGCAGGAACATCTTTACCTAAATCTGCGATCTGTTCTTTTACAAACGATCTAAGACTACTAGGGTGTACTGATGTTTTCTGTTGAACTGCTAGACCTTTATTCTTCAGCTCTTCTACAAGTGCTTTGGCTTCATTGTCTTGCTTCATTTTAAACTCCAAAGATACTTGGTTTTTAATCAAGTCTCCATGGCCGTTTTCACGTAGCCAATCAAAAGCTTCTTCACTTCTAGATGCTGGTATTCTTGCAGAGTAGAATGGTTTAACCTCTACGGATATTCCACCTTCGAGTTTAATTAACTCTACACCTGCTTGTTGCATTAAGTTTGGAATTGTTTGCTCAGAAAGATTAGTCTCAACTTCTTTTAACTTTTTTAGTTCGTCTTCAGCCGTTGCTATTTTTTTCTGAGTTTCCAATAACTTTTTGCAAGAGTCGGTAATGTCAGTCGACATTGCCATATCTATATTTACAATAGATTCTGCTTCTAAGTCCATAAGAACCTCCTTGATCGAATCAATATATTATTTAATTGATCTTTGCAAATAAATAATTTAAATCATTTTACAATGTATAAATACAAAACAGAACCCTTCAAACATCAAAGACAATCATTAATGGAAGGGGCTAAACCTTATAACTTTGCATACTTCATGGAGATGGGAACAGGTAAGACAAAGGTTGCTATAGATAATGCAGCATACTTATTTCAAGATCAAAGAATAAATTTTGTTTTTGTTATTGCACCTAACTCTGTTTATCAAAATTGGAAAAAAGAAATTGATATACATTGTCCAGAAGATACTAATATTTATATTTGGAAAGTATCAAAAGATAAAACATTTAGAATGGATCCAGATAAACTTACATTTGTTTTAATGAATGTTGAAGCATTATCACATGCATCAGGTAAGAAGTGGTTAGAATCTAAACTTCAAAAGCATGGTATGAGAAGTATGATTATATTAGATGAGAGTACATCTATAAAAAATTTAAGAGCATCAAGATCTAAAGCTATAATTAAATTAGGTCAACTTGCTAGATATAAAAGAATTCTTACAGGTTCTCCTATTACTAAGTCTCCATTAGATTTGTTTTCACAATGTGCATTCTTAGATAAAAAGTTATTAGGGTATGATAATTACACAGTATTCAAAGCTAAGTATGCAGTTATGTTTAGTATAGAACGGGGTGGGTACAATATACAAATACCAAAGTATTATGTAAATCTTGAGGAGTTAGAATATAAACTAAAAAACTTTTCATATAGGGTAAGAAAA